GCAAACATAAGTGCTGTATTGTGGTGCATTATGTCACGATCTGATTTGCCAACCCCGTTGTACTCGATAGCATCTTGCTCGTGGCGATCTAGTTCTTTCATAAAATCTTTTTCGTGTTGCAATGCTTCTTGTAATAAATTTGCTATTTCGTCCTCTATAACCAGAGCTTTAGTTTCGACTGTTTTAGAAACGCTTATTTTGCCCAGTATGGGTTCTATCTTGCTTTGAAAAGCCCTGCTCCATTCTTTACCTAACTTTTGGGCGTGTGTTTCTGTCACCTTTACATCGCTTTCCATAGCTAACCAGTTGGTGAATCTATTTTTATCAGTCATCGTACCAATCTCCACATATAATTACGCAACCCCAAACTAGGTATTTGTATAAAACTAAACCTGCTAAGATAGTCAAAATCAAACCCCATTCTATTGCTTTTAGTTTTTTATTGCTATTTTTCATAATTCAGTGTGGTGTGCGTTATCAGCATAAATGAAGCCATTAATCTTCTATTCTGACTAGAAAACCAATAACGCTTTGTCTCAGGAGCACCACGAGCCCCTGTTAGAAGATGCTAGCCAGAGTTCTTTTAGTCCCTCCATAATTGTTCAGTGTGGTCTGCGTTATCAGTCAAAAATCCATAATTCTGACTAGAAAAACCGATAACGCTTTCTAGGAGGCAGGAGCACCACAACCCCTGAATCTACTCGTTCTAGCCAGAGTCCATTAAGTTCCTCCATAATTGTTCAGTGTGGTTGTGCAAGCCTAAATGAATGAAACAGTTCAGGTAACAGGTCTTGCACTTTTCTCCCACCCCCCCAAATTTTAAGAAAAAGGGGCAAGATTTTTGGGCAACCACATGCCCTCAAAGGAGTTACCCGAACTTACCCTTATGGGTTCTTTAATTTTACAAAAAATTGTTATCATTTGCAAATTTTTATTTATCTTTGCTTTTTGCTTGTCTTTGTTCGTACTCAGCTAGAATTTCTTCTGCTCTTTCGTTGGCTTGATCTGCCATCGAACCCAGCTCTTCAATTTCTTGCAAAACTTTTTCTCGCTCCTGTGGATTCAAGACATAGGGCAGAGAGTCTTCCCTCTGCTCTATCTCTTTTTCCAGTTGCTCAAGAAATTTCTTGATCACTTTGTTTTTGATGTCGGTCATTTAGTGACCCCAGCCGTAAGCTGTTTGATACTTCGGTTGACCGTCCCAAAGGTCCGCATTTGCATAACTGTTTAAGGAGATTCCATAAGCACCAATTTTCTTTTTCATAGGCTCCCCAACGAAGTTATCTTTATCAGGCACCACTCTTTCTTCGCTAGAATACTCTGTTTCTAAATATTTTTTACCAATTTTACAAATGGTGACCATTTTGTCTGTTCTATCAATTATTTGGTAATAATCAATATTGGTTTGGTCATATCCCCAAGCACTGTATAAAATACCACCGACTTCATAGTTCTTCTCCCTCTCAGCAATCATAGCTTTTATCTTTTCAGCATATTGCTTTGTTTTTTCGTAACTTGCCGCTATGTCTTTGAAATATTCTTGGACATACTGATCTCTTTTCTCAGATGTTTTGAAACCATAATATTTGTCATATTTAGACCTCTTACCAGCAAACACCATAGCGGTGTATTTGGTTCCGTCTGCATAATCGTTGATATATGCAACGGCATCTGTTTTAGTACATTTTATTTCTTTAGCATCCTTTGGGATGTAAAATTCTCTAGTCAAACTCATTTTTCCTCCTTAATTAAAGTAGTTAAAGTTTCGATAGTCTCGGCTACACTTTTGTGTAAGATGCCGATACCACCTGCATCCTCCCAAGCCTCAATATTTTCTAATCTGTCATCGATTAGAACTCTATCTGGCTTAGCATAGATTGCCTTGTGTTTGCCCTTAGTGGTGCATGTCACAGCCACATAAGGACAAACGTGATCTTTTATCCAAGCAGTTTTGTCATGCACTGCTAAGTTTCTGTTCTCTGTTAATCCTGCCGCAGATAGAATCTCCCAAGGTAACTTAGTCTGCTTGATGAAATCTATCAAGTCAGCCATACCCTCCATGGGTGGCAGGTTTTTAAATAATCTTTTGTTGATGAATGATTCTTTGTTATCATCATAATCCTGTTCACTCAGTAAAGGTCCGTCCAGAAAGTCTGGACCTTCAACCCCTGTGACGAAGTCCGCTAAGACTCCGTCCATGTCAACAAATATATTTTTGATCATCTATCCGCCTCCTTATTTTCCAAGGTCAAGGTTAACGTCATATACGTCATGGTCTAAGGGAAGTTCGTGATATACAAGAACCCAGTCGTGAGGGTCATTGTTTATGTTTTCCTCTAGTTGCTCTTCTAGGAAGTTGAGAAAAATACCAGTGCTCTCTCTGGTCAAAGCTCCAACCCATCTTCTTGGAAAGGTAAACTCTATTTTGTCGTCAACAAAAGTAGCTCTTAAAATAAGCTCATCTGTTGCATCATCATCGAAAGGGGAGCCTGTAAAGAAAAACTCAGCTCCCCAATCGCTGACCTCACACCTAACATTTCCGCCTCCATACATATCGCAATTAAAAGCAATAGCATCTTCGAGAAACCTACCAAAAGGCTCCAACCCCCCAAACTTTTGGTTAAACTCTTTTTTATCAATAACAAAACTTCTATCCATCAAACTACCTCCTTTTTATTATTGTTTAAATATCTCATATCTATAATATACAATAAAATGCTATAGATTGCAAATAAATATTAAAGATAATAAAAGTTTGCAAACTGTAATATTTTAGTTTATTATAAACATGTAAACAATTATGTTTACTTTGGAGGTAAAAAATGAATAACGAATTAAATAAACTAAATACTACAGATTTAGAAATGCTTGTTTGGATATTGACTCAAATTTCTAACAAGCCTCAAATGATGATTTCTAAACATATAAAAAGTGTAGGAGATACTCCTAGACTCGAGGCTCTAAAGATAAGAGCAAAAAAGGCTTTGTCTGAAGCAAGAAACTCAAAATAAGGAGGAAAGATGGAAAATATAGTAGATAAAATTTTACAGGTAAAAAGGGAAAGACCTAAACCCAAGCCTGAAATATTCGTTGGACAAGGTGCAACTTATTCACCTTATACCGACCAGTACCCACTAACCATAACCAAGGTTGAAGGTGAGGTCGGCAAAAGAAAAGTAACTCTTAGGGAGTGCAAAGCAACACCTACTGAGAATTACGATTACTACAAAAATCAATCTCACATCTACACAGATGACCCTGAGGGTAGAGAGTTCTACTTTCAAGAAAAAGATGAGATTATCTATCCGTGCCATGATGATGCTGATTACAGGTCATACAGACAGTCGTACCTAAATCCTGAAACAGGCAGATTGAACAAAAGTGATTCGGGAAGTATTTATGTAGGATTCAGAAAGAGATGGGAAGACCCAAGTTTTTAAAGGAGACAGTATGAAAAAAACTTTTACTGACGAAATGAAAGAGATTATGACCCCGAGGGACTTCCGTGCTTGGCGGTTCGGTATGCTTCACCCAGAGGATGTTTTAAAATACATCGAGAAAGCTAAGGCAAAAAAAGATGATACAACCCAAAAAGCAGATTAATAATATTTACGGTTATATCAGAGTATCTTCTGAGCAACAGGTTAAGCACGGTAGCTCTCTTGAGCAACAAGAGGAAACGATTCGAGCTTTCGTTAAACAAAAATACAATCGTGAGGTCGATAAAATATTTATTGATGCTGGCACCAGCGGTATGAAACCTATTATGGAAAGACAAGGTTCACGGGAACTAACCGACACCATGGATGCCAACGATATTGTCGTTTGTACTAAATTAGATAGATTAGCTAGGTCATTTTTGGAAATGGTTAATCTTATACCTAAGTTTGAGGAAGCTGGTATCACCTTGTATTTTTGCGACATGTTTGGCGATATACCAGTCGCCTTGCCCAAAAGTAAAAATGCAACAGGCTTGAATATGAAACTAGACATGGTGCGAATGTCGAACCAGATGTTAGTAAACAACCTTGCAATGTTTGCTGAGTTTGAAAGAGACCAAATAATGTCTAGGCTCTATGGAGGCAAGATAGCTTATGCCGAAAGAGGTTACTCTATCGGTGGTCATACACCATTTGGCTATCGTAAGGTGCAGGAAGGCAAACACAAAAAACTGGTTCCAGTGCCAAACGAGCAAGCAGTGCTCAAGGCTGTCTACAAGTTGGCTGGTCGTGGCAAGGGTGCTAAGGCCATTTCAAAACAAATCGAAAGTTCATTTCCTGACTTTCCCAAGTTTCCTTATCACAAAGTGCAAAAGATATTGAACAGAAAGTTTCAGGGTTTGTTGGACGAGGAAAACAATAAATACGAGACCTACCACTAACTAGCAAAATAATCATCTTAAGTTATAATTTTTAGGATGAATCAAGATGTTGACATTTTTGCTCCTGAACCAGATGCACTGGACAAAGCGGTTACCGCATTTGAAGAAAATGTCCCTTTAGCAGGACAGATAGCTGTCGGCCTGACACCTGCTGGGATTGCAGTCGATGTCGCCGAGGTTGGCAAATATGGCCGTGATGCCTTGCGTGACTTTAGCGAAGGCAGAGTTGGCAGTGGCTTAGGTAATGTTGGTATAGCAGGGCTCTCTGCCTTGGGTTTGATTCCCATAATAGGTGACTTGGCTAAAGCAGGTGGCAAATCGGTTATCAAGCGACAATTTTTGCAACGCACACCTGAGGGTCGACAAAAACTTGGTCAACAGGCTGGCGATGACGTAAGACAAATTTTTGATGAACCAATACCCATCACTGAAAAGGTAGCACGGATGAAGTCGCACCCTCTTTTAAGAAGTGGGCGTGACAAATCACTTAGGATGGAACCCACTACTAATTATCCGGGTTTTGGCTCGGCTGAGTTTAAAGACCTACGAAAATTTAGTTTCGGCGATGAGGTTGTTCAAGGTTACGACAATGCAGTCGAAAGGCTTTACATTAGAGCTAGAAAAATGCCTTACGAAGAAATGGGTTTGGTAGCACCGCCTTCGGTAGTACGAGGGACCAGAGCCGCTCTGAAAAGGGATAAACCAACAGCTGTCATAACTATAGGGCTACCGGGAGTGGGAAAAAGCACAGTTGCCAACCCACTAGCAAAAAAATTAGATGCTACGATTATCGATGCAGACGAGGCTAAAAAAGTTTTACCCGAGTACGCTGGTGGCATCGGAGCCAATGCCGTGCATCAAGAATCAAAAATAATTGCCGAGCAAGTCAGAGCTTTAGCTATGCGAAACAAGGATAATTTAGTATTAGGCAAGATTGGGGCCGATTATGATGCACTTAAAAGGATTAGCGATGATTTATCTAACAATGGTTACCGAGTTGTTTTGCTGAATGTTGATGCCCCTCTGAGCCAAGTCGCTAAACAACAAGTTGGGCGACAGTTTAGAACAGGCAGGGTCATAGTGCCCGAGCTGTTCACAAAATATACAAGAAAAATAGGTGATGTAGACACACCCTTACCAAAAGTTGTTTACAACAAATTAAAAAAAGAGGTTGATGATTATGCAGAATTCTCAGTTGAAGAAGGGCTTAGCGAGCTTGAAAGGGTTATCGAGGATACCAGAGGCATCCTCAAAAATTTATGATTACGACTTAGATGCCATAGATGCAGAAGTTGAAAGGGATGGTATTAACAATCCAGATAGATTTAAACAAGCAGAAAAAATCTTACAGTCTTTACAAAACAAGTCGATTGACGAACTTTACAATTTAGGCTGATGTCAGATAAAGATAAAATAATTAGTTCTATAGATAAAATTAATAGTATGTTATCACTAGATTTTATGACTATACCTGTGCGTGAGGAGCTCAACCAGATAAAATCTTTACTCGAAGAAGTCAGGGATAATTTATGAGTCAAGGTTGGGGTCGAGGTACATGGGGCTCGGGTACTTGGAACGGTGAGTCAGTATCGGTAACCCTCGGTACGCTAGCAATCACTTCAGGCCTAGGCTCAACATCACAGGTAGCTGAGGCAAACATATCACCTGCTACTCAAGCTATCACCTCGGGTCTTGGGTCTTTGTCTATCGATGCCAAAGCCAATGTAACTTTACCAACACAAGCCGTAACTTCTGCTATCGGTTCAGTAATTGTCCACGAAAACGAAGTTATAAACATGCCGTCTTTTGCTGTTACCAGTGGTCTCGGCACCGCTACAACTACTGCCAAAGCGAATGTAACACCTGATTCACAAAGCATTACAGCAAGTCTCGGTAATCTTCTAGTGTTTGGTGAAGTTGATACCAGTCAGACACCTAGCTTTTCAAACATTGCAACAAGCCAAACTCCAAATTATACTTCTATAGAGGCGGGTCGAGATGTCGCCTAAAAATACAAAGGACTAAATTATGGCAAGTGCTTACACAAACGATTTAAGATTAGAAGAAATAGCTACTGGTGAACAAAGTGGCACATGGGGCAACACCACTAACACTAACTTAGAAATTATTGCCGAGGCGTTTAGTTTCGGGACCGAAGCTATTACCACCAACGCAAATACCCACACATCCACGATAGCAGACGGTGCCACCGATGAAGCGAGATCAATGTATCTCAAATACACAGGAGCTTTAGATTCTGACTGTACTATCACGATTGGACCAAACACAGTTTCAAAACTTTGGTTTATTGAAAATGCTACCACAGACTCGGGCAGTTCAGGACCTTACAATATAGTTATAAAGCAAGGCACTGGTGCTACAGTCACCATACCTAATGGCGACACCAAAGTCATATATTCTGATGGAGCAGGTTCAGGAGGAGCCATGGTAGATGCTTTTGCCAGCATATCTACTGTAGATTTAAAAGTACAAGATGATTTAACTGTAACAGATGATGCCTCAGTTGGTGGTGATTTGTTAGTCAGTGGTGAAGTGCAAACTGCTAACATTGGATTCACAGATGGTGATAATGCTATAACTATTGCAGACGGTGGTGGTATCACAGCCGCAAACGGTATTACCTCAACAGCGGCCTCTAATTCTTTTGGAGCAACATCTTTCAACGATGCCAACATTACAAATGTTGGTGATATAGCCTTAGACAGTTTATCGGCAGATGGCTCAAGCATTTCTATAGCAAGTCCTGTTGTCATCAACGGGACAACACCAAGTCTGACCATAGGTGATGCAGGTGCGGAAGATACCAGTTTAGTTTTTGATGGCAACGCCAAGGATTTTTATGTCGGGCTTGATGACTCGGCTGACAAATTAGTGGTAGGTGTAGGTTCCACAGTAGGTACAAATTCAATACTAACACTCGATGATGATTCAGTAGTTATAGGTGACGGTGCCGAAGTAGATACCTCGATAGTTTTTGACGGTAATGCACAGGATTTTTACATAGCATTAGATGACTCAGCAGATGATTTATTGATAGGTAACGGCAGTACAGTAGGTTCAAATATAGCTATCGCCATAAATGCCAGCCAAGTAGTTAAATTTAACGATGCCTATACTTTCCCAACATCGGATGGTAGTGCGAACCAAGTATTACAAACAAACGGTAGTGGAGCTTTGTCTTTTGGTACAGTGTCTTCAACCCCAACAGCTATACAGGATGCTGATGGCGATACTAAGGTACAGTGCGAGGAATCATCTGATGAAGATATTATTAGATTCGATACTGCGGGCACAGAAAGAGCAACGATAGATAACAGTGGTATAGTCAAAATAACAACGCCTCATGCCTCAGGTGGTGCACAAATCGTGCTTCAATCATCAGATGCCTCAGATGCGGATGATGAAGATTATGGTTCTATTTCTTTTCAAAATAACGGTGACACAACACTTGCAC